TTCCCTTTCCACCAACAGGCTATTATTGAATATTTAGCAGATATAACAAAAATGAGTTTTTGTAATTTAAGTAGGTTTTGTTGGCCAAACTATTGTGTTTGGAAAACCTGGTTGCTGTGGAACATCACGCAGTGCTTGACGATAATCTTTCCATTTATTTCTAGTTGCTTCGGGAACATCTGGTTGTTGTGTCCAATCGCATTGTTGTAACAAATAGTCACGATCTAATCTAATATTAGTAGGTAATGCCGCGATTAGATCAAATATTTGAGGATCACCGACTAATGTAGGCATGCCATCAATTAGTTCAATTCGCTGTTTGTAGATGTTTACTCCATCAAGCAAATTTTTCCATTGATCGCTAGTGATCTCTATAGCATCAGATGGCAGTACTCCGCTACTTAGATCATCATGGTAAAAACCTTTAATAGTATCTGAATAATATATTGTCATAATCTTAATTTCCTATAACTACCCAACCAACATATCCACTACCTGAATAACTTGAGGTTATTTGCATATAACTCGGCAAATAACTTGAACTGTAAGATCCAAGATAAGCACCAAAATTACACTGACAAGGATAAAATATATAAGATGAATTGTTAGAACTTATAAAAGCGGCAACGCCCATAGTAGGACCATTATACCCGCTGTTTCCTGTTATTGTGGTATTTGAAAATGCTACAGGAAAAGCAATGCTAGTTACACCTCCGGTAATACTAGCCCAACCCCATTGTATTAAAAAACCATCTGAAGTTCTAAAAGCATTTTGAGAACCTCCCCATGAAAGGCTCCAAGTTGCTCCTCCACTGCCCGAAGCTCCTTGATATCCCTGACTTCCTTGATTTCCTGTACCAGGAACGCCTTGATATCCCTGATTGCCTTGATATCCCTGACTTCCTTGATTTCCTGTACCAGGAATTCCCTGAAAACCTTGGAAGCCCTGATTTCCTGTACCAGGAATCCCCTGAAAGCCTTGGAAACCTTGATTTCCTAATTTTCCTTGGACACCTTGTGTTCCTTGTATAGCAATACCTTGGACACCTTGTGTTCCTTGTATAGCAATACCTTGGACACCTTGCAGTCCTTGTAATCCTGTTTGTCCTTGTAATCCTGTTTGTCCTTGTGATCCCGTTTGTCCTTGAACTCCCTGTAAACCCTGAGTTCCAAAATGTCCTTGAACTCCCTGAACTCCCTGAACTCCTTGATTGCCTTGTAAGCCTTGCGTACCTTGTATTGCTATACCTTGTACCCCTTGCAATCCTTGTACTCCCTGAGTACCTTGTATTGCTATACCTTGTACCCCTTGTAAACCCTGGGCTCCTTGTAAACCCTGGGCTCCTTGTGATCCCGTTTGTCCTTGAACTCCTTGTAAACCCTGAGTTCCAAAATGTCCCTGAACTCCTTGAGTACCTTGAAGACCTTGAAGACCTTGTACGCCTTGAAGACCTTGTACGCCCTGAACTCCTTGATTGCCTTGAACTCCTTGATTGCCTTGAAGACCTTGTACGCCTTGTATTGCAATTCCCTGTACGCCTTGCAGTCCCTGTAGACCCTGGACTCCTTGAGTTCCCTGTATTGCAATTCCTTGGACTCCTTGCAGACCTTGAATTCCACTTGGTCCCTGAGCTCCAGTTTGACCTATACTCGAGCTAAACACGTCTACCCATTGGCTACCATTAGCATCTTGGTAAAAAATACGTAGACTTCCGTAGGTACTGTCCCACCATAGATTACCTGTATAGGCATTTTGTGGTGGAGAGCTACTAATTGTAACTGATTCTTGAATATTAACAACATTACCAACTACAGTGGCAGTTGTACCTGTACCAAAGTTAAAGGTCGTAGCATTACCAATCGGTACGCCCTGATATTGTATCCCTGTGCTGGTGTTCAGTACATAGCCAAAACTTGTAACAGTAGTCGCAACATTCAGTGTTCCACCAATATATACATCTTTGGCAACACCGACACCGCCTAGTATTTGTACAGCACCGGTATTGGTAGATGTAGATGTTACGGTCGATAAAAATGTTCCTGTGGTAGTGACCACTAGGCCATTTTTAACCTTAAAATCATTATGAAACGCGGGTGAAACCATTAAATTCCCTTTTATTCGTAGTTCGAAGTATTTATATGTATAAGCATTAACGTTTTAAAAGACAACAGGGCAATTCTGCCCTGCTTATCTTAATGAAACATATTACATATTAAAATGTAATTGTTGTTCTTACAACTTTAATCACCATAGAACTTGGAGTGTAATTTGGAGTAAAATTCAATGTTATCAAACCTCCGCTGATTGTAGCATCGAATGTTCCTAATTCTCCAGTATTTGATGTAATCCCATATTCACTCATGTAAACATAGGTAGCATCATGGAATAATAAAATTTCCTCAATGTGAACTTTGGTCCCGTCAACAATTTGTATCAAATATTTTGCAGTTCTATAAGCAGTAGAGCTGTATGTATCTAGTTGTTGTTTTGTATTACTACTAATTGAATTACTTGTAAAACTAGAATACAAGCTGTTATTACTGTAAATTGCCGAAACAACTGATGATGCAGTTGTTGGGCCAACAGTAATACTGCCTCCGACATTCATCGATAATCCAACACCAACTCCGCCTTGAACTACAATTGCCCCATTGGTAGTTAATGTACTGTCTGTATTTGTATTGACAGTTAATATTCCACCTACTGTTTCGCTACCAATAATATTAGCAGTAGTAGCTGTAAACACTGTAGCAATAGTAGGACCTAATGTACTTTGTCCAGATACTCCCAATGTCCCGCTGACTGTTACTGCTGTGGCTGTGAATATTGTGGCTGTTGTGGCACCTAATGTCGATTGCCCGCTAACTGTTAAAGACGTTGCTGTAACTGCTGTGGCTGTTACTAGTCCTAGTATAGACTGACCCGAGACCGTTAATGTTGTACTAGTTGTTGCACCGCCTACAACTAAACCTCCGGCTATTCCAACTCCACCAGCAACTTGTAATGCACCTGTATTGGTACTAGCAACACCAGTAGTATTAGTTACAGTTGTTATTCCAGTAATTGCTACGTTGCCTGAATGATATGTACCACCACCGACATTTAATATTGCACCAAGAGATACAGTACTTGTATTGATTAATACACTTGTTGCAGTTACAGCCCCGCCAACTACTAATCCACCGCCAACTCCAACACCACCGACTACTTGTAGTGCACCACTGTTAGTTGTTGTAACACCTGTACTTCCTGATACTAAAATATTAGTCGATGTAACTGCATTACCAACTTGTAAATTTTGTCCAATATAAACACTGTTGGTTACAGTAACTGCAACTCCTGTGCCCGTTACACTGACATTTACAAAGGTACCTGTGTTTGATGTAACTTGATCAGCACCAACACCATTGAAGAATAATGTACCGCCAATATTAACATTACCACCAACCCATAAATCTTTCTGGATTCCAACACCACCTGCAACCTGTAGTGCGCCTGTTAGTGTCGATATAGCATTTGTTGTGCCAGGGACACTGATGTTAGTAGCAGTGAATGTTGTACCATTAAATGTGAATCCTGTATTGAAAGTTGTAATGCCAGGACTAGATTGATAAGGAATTTCATTAGTAACACCGCCAGCAATATTTGTAGCTGTTGTTGCATTTGATGCGTTACCTACAGTAGTACTGCCGGCACTTTGCCAAGTTGGTATACCACCGATAACTGTAAGAACAGTAGTGTCTGTGCCAATTGGCAACATTGTAGTTACGCCAGGTGCAGTTTGATATGGTAAGCTACCTCTAGCTCCGCCAGCTAAATTGGTAGCTGTACTAATCGTACCAGTAAGTGTTCCATTGCTTAAAGATATCGAACTTAGATGTAACTGACCTTGTAAGTCAGCATAGACTAAAGTATTAGTTGAAGTCTGTAAACTTGCGGCTTTGAGATTGTTAGAACTAATTACATCGCCTGATATATTACCTGTAACCTGTAAACTATTACCAATGTAAACATGTCCACCAATACCTGCACCGCCCGCTATCTGTAGAGCACCTGTAGTTGTAGAACCACCGTCATCGGTACCTGTTAGTATAATATTACCAGTTTTAAATGTACCGTAAGTAGAACTATTGAATACACCATTACTGCTTTCAGCACCAGTACCGTACCATTCCAAATATTTGGTATCATCTGCTAAAACAAGTGCGGCATTTTCATCCATGCCACTGTTATAATAGTGGAATCGAAATCCAATATCTTTACCGTCATCTACAGTCCACTGACCATATACTCCACCGGGTGGCACATGTAATTCAAGAATATTATCTGTGTAGTATGAATTCGTAGATAATACATAGGTAGCAGTACCATTAAATGTAACGGTATCTCTAAAAGTTGTAGGACCGCCAACAGTAAAGTTATTTTTGATCCATGCGCCGCCTTCAACATATAAGGCATTAGAATAATCAGTTGCGGTACTTGATGCTGTACTGGCAACAATTAAATTTTTTCCTACAAATACTCCACCAGCTACTGATAGTGCACCATCGCCACCTGTATCAGCAAGTGTTGTTGAATTAATGGTTGTTATACCGCCGACTGTTAGTGCACCGCCGATTCTTGCCTGCTGGCCTACACTAATACCGCCATTACTTACAACTATGGTGCCTGCGCCTAGACTTGTTGCATCTGTGCTATTGTCAAAAGTTGCAATACCGCCAACTTTTATTCCGCCAGTGACTCCGATACCGCCACCGTTACTGACATAAATTGCATTATTGCTGGTGTTGACACTATCAGTTAAATTACTGTTTACAATTACATTGCCGTTTAATGTCGAAGTTGTACCAACTAGTAGTGTTTGATCTATGGCAATGCTGGTTGCAGTAACTGAAGCAAGCGTAGATGTTTGTAGGACATTTAGAGTGCGTTGTAAAGTTGTCGCCCCGTAAATTGTAGCAGTTGAACCTACAATTAAATTTTTACCTATAGCTACTCCACCGTTAACCTGTAGTGCTCCAGTAGTTCCGGTAGACGTCGATAACGCCGCAGTACCTTCTACGGTTAATCCCGCTTTTACAACGAAATCTTTAGTGATGGATGTTAGTGCCATGTTAGTGTATCCTAATTAGTGTATTATACCGATAGTGCGGTTCTCAAAACTTTCAATATTTTATTTGTAGCATTGTATGCCGTAAAATATAATCTTATATTTCCAGATACATCACAATCTGCCGCAAAATCTCCTAGCTCCCCTGCTGATGATGTTAGTACAGCATATTCAGTTGCATAAACATTTGCTGAATTATCCACTAACAACAACAATTCAATAACTTCAAAATTAGCAGAACTAGGTCTTAACGGACCGTCACCTTCATCAATTTGTATTAGATACTTTGCAGATCTAAAATCATTGATATTATAAGTGTCTACTACTATTGAGTCAGTAGTATTTACCGTAGTTTCTGTAGTATCAAGGATCGCATGTGATAATTGTACACTTTCGGCATTTATTCTACCACCTACTCCTAATCCACCGGTGATTACTACCGCACCAGTAACCGTTGAGATTGAATCAGATGTATTTGTAAAATGTACAATATTAGTAGTTGTACTACCTCTATTTGTTACACTTTGTAATGTAGAAGCATCGTTGATTGTTATAGTTCCAGTATTGGAAGTGGTTAAGTATATATCTGTTCCACCAACAATAACAGTTGCAAGGGTCGAAGTAGTCAATGCAGGACTTCCTGCAATATAAATCTTTCCACCTATATATAAATCTTGGCCAATAGATGCTCCACCGTTAACAACAAGAGCGCCGCTGCCTATACCGCCGGCGTTAGTACCTGATGTCACTGTAATAGTAGGCGAATTTAGTCTATTGTTCGTGTCATTCCAATATAATTGATTTTGTACAGAGATGGGAGAAAAGTCATCATAGACATCTGCTAATGTAAAGTAAAAATTTCCACCTGCATTTCGATCTTCACTAGTTTGTTGTACATAGATATTAGATGCGTTAGTAGATGTATTGCTTGATATACTACTAGATAGAACCCATGTTGCTGTATTACCATCTAAAGTATAAAGGATAGATCCGGGTGCACCAATTGGAATAAATGCTGTTGTGCTAGTAGTAGACTGAATAGGGATAGATCCTTTAGCACCACCATAGATATTAGTAGCATAGGTACTACTGTTTCCAACTAACTGTCCATTATAATAAATGTTACCAGCATAAATATTTCCGCCAACTCCTATACCCCCAGTTACAATCAATGCACCAGTAGTAGTTGAAGTACTAGAAGTTGTACTGCTAATTTGCAGTGTATTAGTGACTGTTAAAAATGAATTAACTGCCGAAGTACTATATATTGCCCAACCAATACCATTCCATATATAAGTTTTGCTACCTATTACATATAGTTCGTTTAAGTAAGGGTTCGTTGGAAAATTTAAACTTGACATAATTTATTACTCTTTTTATATGACTGCAATCTGTAACCAGAATCGATAAGTACCATCCTGTATATATTGATACTGTGCGTTGGCATCAGAATTAATCCAAAAATCTCCTACACGTGGCACAGATGGTGGTAGAGGACCTACTACAACTCTAGGAGTATATAATAAATTATTTTCTTCTTCACCACCATCCTGAGAATAAACATGTGTAAATGACCCTGTTTGTTGAGTAGCGGTAGTCTGCCCTATGATAATATTATCTATAGTACCAGGTATAGTAGTGGGTTCAATATTAACAGTACCACCTAGTGTTGGTATAATTGTAACATTGCCACCCGCAGGGCTTAAAACAATATTGTGTCCACTATTATTATTAATGGTTAGACCTGCTCCCATAGTGACATCGCCTGCAAGAGTTGATGTTGATCCTACATTAATAGAAGTTCCAACATACAAGTTAGCACTAATACCAGCACCTCCATAAACAACTAATGCTCCACTAGTCGAATCTGCAGAAATTCCACCTAACCCTAATCCTGTATCAGCATTTAATTGTAAATATCCTCCGCCGTTGTAATAAAATACACTGCCTATATTAATTTGATTATCTACACCGTTGACTAAATTATCACCACCAATACTAATATTGGCATTACCGCTGGTCATATTATTAGCAACTTCATGCCCTATAAAGAAATTATAACTACCTGTAGTAAATTGTGTAGCTATATTATTTCCCAAGAAGAAATTTTGATTACCATTTAAGAAACTTATAGCAGAATTATTTCCTACAGCGATATTTCCATCTTTGAAAACAGGAATATCAATTTCTCCTCCGTGGAGATAAGTTCCAAAACTTGTACCGTCTACAGGATTTAATAAATCAAGATCAGAAAATAGAGATACAGTATTATTATCAATGACGTTAACATAGTAATAATAGGTTCCAATGATAGGATCAAAATTTAATTCTGTTGTTCCTACGATTCTAGAAATAAGAATTTGTGTCCCGCTTGTTAGACCGTGCAATGGAGAAGTTACTACTACAGGAGCTGTACTGGTTGTAACCGATGTAATAGTAGAAACAAATTGATATTGAATTGTTCCTAATTTTTTCAATGAGCTGTCACCGATAGCTATATTATTAGATATAAAGGTACCAGTACTCAATGCGTATCTTCCTATAGCAATATTATTGAGACCAGTTTGCAGATTATCTAATGTATCATATCCTATAGCAATACTATTTTGTCCAACCAATCCATCGGTTCCGGTATCTACTGCCGCTCCTGTAAATATAAGAGAATTGTTGTCATTAGGAAAAGGTTGTCCAACAATTATACTATTGACAACGATATTTCCGCCAGCATGTATAGTGTCTCTTACACCTAATCCTCCTTGTATTACTAAAGCACCAGTATTAACATTTTCATTCGGAACTCCTCCAGATACAACAACAATACTAGAATCTGTTCCAATCAATTCGATATTTTGATTTGGTCTATTACTATAAATTGTCCCAGAGCTAAATTGTAGATTTCCTAAACTGCTAACATAAGACACTTGACTACCAGGTGAAGAAATTAATGTATATCCAGTGCTGGTCGTAGGAGTTGGCCCAAGTTGATATTGCACTTTGCTAGGTGCGGCATATCCTCCAGGTGCACTGGAGTTTTTTAATGATCCGCTTAATAATGATGGCATCTTTATATCCTATTATGCATTGGCTGTTTCTAATACACTTAGTACCAATTGTAGTGTGCTGGTTGTTTCTGCATAGGCTACAATTTTATCTAATTGTTCAATAATCATTTTACCTGAAAGGGGAGATCCTGCATCATTTGCAGGAATTCCATAATTCACAACTAACGGACTATAAGTATTTCCAGATTGGGCACCGTTACCTTGAGAATCTGCAAGCACAGGACGATTTCTATAGTGAAAGAAATTTACATAGTGAGTTGCGGTATCTAAATTTGATACCTGAGCCATTAGTATAATACTAGTAACACCAATAGGTGCGGTATAGACAACTGCATGAGTTCCTGTATCACTACCAAGTACCGCTGTTTTTGTCTTAAACGTATTTAAGGGTAACTGTGCCATTTTATTTTATCCTTTTTAACCTGCTTCGATAGCCAATATGAACGGTGTCATATTAGCAAATAATGATTGTGTAAATACCCTTCCAGATATTACACCTGTTGCTTGACTAATTACTAATCCTGTACCAATTCGGAAATCACCGTTTTGATCAGTAGAAGTAAAGAATACCTTACCACTATTAAGTTGTATAGTTTCTTGTTTTTGTATTGGATCAGCAGTACCATTTTGTGGTAGTGCTCCGTAGTTACTTCCAGCACCTACATATTCAAATACATATCCCGAGGCTGAAATATAACTACGTTGATAGAAATTAACAATTGCACCATCTGGAAACAACGTAGGATCATTTACTGCTTCTCCCAATTCTACAATATGATAGGTTCCAGGTCGGCTCCAATAACTTAATCCTGCATAGACCATATTATAATTTCCACCTGTTTCTAGATCATAGATTAATTGTTGTAAAATTAATCCGACATCTCGACGGCATTTACTATATTGATATCCTGAAGTGCTAATTAAGCTACCATAAGTTTGCAATACATAGGCATAAACTTCTGCGGCCATGAAATCAATGTTGGCTTGAATTAAGGTAATTGCACTGCCTGCGCCCGATGGAATTGTTCCTGTCTTAGCAATAACTGATCCAGGAACAACTGATTCGGCAGCATTAATGTTGGCTGCACCAATTATGCCTGTTAGATAACTGAATCTCAAATCTATAAATGCCTGTGATTGACTTCCACCAGTTACTGTTGGGAGAAACACTTGGCTTAATAAATTTCCTATAGTAGGCGTTATTGCGTCATTGTTAATAATTTGATCTACCAGTGAATTCAAATAATTAAGACTATCAATATGCTGTGCAATCTGACCGCTATCATCCGGTGTATCTGTCGGTCCTTGGAATAAAGGATCTGTATTTTTTGATAAAATATTTGTGCCAGGTCGGTATGGTTGATTAGCAATACTACTTGTCTGCACTGTGTAATAAGCATTACCACAGAAATATAAAGTAAAATAAGTATTGTTGTCTACAAATCCGCCACCGCTAGTTAATGCTTGATTTAGTACAATACTATTAAAATTAATATCAACTACAGTTGTTCCAGTAGCGGCATACCAAATTCTATATGAAGGATTAGATATTCCTGCAAATCCAGGAGACCCAGGAACTTGATTATCTAATATATTTCCTTCCGCATTAACATAATTACCGAACTCATCATGTAGATATTCAAACTTATCAAAAGGTGACCCAAACTGATCTAAAATATATAGCGTATTACCAATATAAACATCTGTAGTATCAATATTTGCCAATGCAATTGTGCCTGCTACTAGTGTACTGGTGCTAGGTTGAGCATTTAAGAACCCCGAGAATCCTAACGCATTTGTATAAGGAATATATGAATTAGCATTTGTGTCATATACAATTTCTGGAGGTACAACTTCCATAACTAAACTTATGTGTGGTCTATTATCTAAATCAGGTGTAAATATTTCAATCTGGCCTTGAGAATTAGGCCAAAATCCATTAGGATAATAAGGATCTAACGCATTAGATCCGTATACTGATACTGGACTAAATGGATATGATCTGTAAGGAGGATTATAAACAGTTCCGCTGAACTTTCTAGTTCCATATCCTTTGGCTACTAAACAAAGATCACCAAAGTTAGCATTACTGTTAACAATACTAGCAATGCCGCCATTATCGACCTGTACGCCAACGCTGGAAAAAATAGTAAACACAGAAACTAACTGTGCATATCCATCATTGGTAATATGTATTCCACGCCCGCCTTGTGTTAATTGAGTAAATGCATCATAGACAAATGATTGGATAGGTGAACGATCGCTAATTACTGCACCATCAACTAAACTACCACCCATGCCGCCTATAGGATCTACTTTACGAGAATTCCATGTATTTTTACTGCCTGTTTGTAATAAACTCAATGTTTCGACCTGCGCATCTTGTAGTGGCCATACATATGTATCACCAAAATATAAAGTAGCGTTATTACCAAATCCTATAGTAGGTTCTGACAATCCTATCAAATAAGTATTTCCACTTATGTTAGAAACATATGTAACCGTTGGAGATAATTTTACATCGGCTCCATTAATTCCGGTAAGTGCAAACAATCCACCACCAGCATAAACAGGAGGCGTACTTGCAGGACCGTTAGCAATAATAGTGCTGATAATATTAAAATTACGGGCCACAGCTTGTTGTGGCATATAATTATCGCCATACTGGAAGAATGTATTGATAACTTGTTTGGTATTGGTACCAGTTATAACAGCTACTGGTTGATTAGCAATAATTTTTTGACATATGTCAGCAATATAACTAATCGCGGCAGTTGTTGTTGAGATTTCGTTATAGATATAGTTATAACCTTGATTCCAATAAGCTAGTCCAGCTTCTATACTACGTTGATTGCCGCCTAATATGATGTCTTGGCTAACAGCATCAACCATAAGACCAATATCTCTGTAACAATAACTTTGATCGTAATAGAATGTACCGGTATTATATGTCTGATTAATCCAAGCTGTTGTTTCTGCAACCAGGAATGATTTGTTAGCTTCTATGATGTTATAAGATCTTATAACATCTGTATCTGTTGATGCTGTTATATTAATAGGAGTGAATTCATATCCTGCAGGACCATTTGTAATAACATTAGTTAGTGTAGATACTGCACTGATTATTTTGTCAGGCACTACATTGGCCAACGGTAATTCAGTCACAGGTTTTACTTTGGTCTGTAATGGTATATAGTTCGTAGAAGTAACAATTGATTCTATAACTGAACCTAAATACGCAAAAGCCGCAGATGTAGCAGTAGTTTGATTAGGTATTAATACGTCAGCTGGATTTTGTTGATAATAACTTAAACCACTTTGTATAGCTTGACGATTTCCGCCATGTAACAAATCAAATCCAACACTATCGATAATGTATCCAATGTCTCGAATACATGTTGCTGTAGTAAAATTAGAAAATCCTAAACCACCATAATTAGTACCAGTTGTAATATATGCTAATACTTCTTCTTGCATATAACTCAAATTGGCCTGTAAATTATTATAGGCATCTTGCACACTCAATAAATTACTAGGTTGGCCGTTAGGTATAACTCGATCAGTCCATCCTGTTACATTACCTTGCAAAATACTTATAATAATTTGAAATTCTGAATTAAGGATACTTACTTCGGCAGCAGTAGCCGGTTGGATTGTTGTTATCTGAGTAGCAGTTGAAAATCGATTAATACCGATAAGAGCATCATCGGCGGCTGTGACATTTTTAATAACTTTGGCAGCAATTTGTTGTAGATAAGAAATTGCTTTAGTGGTAGTTGTTATCTCTGCAGGAATATTACCAGTGTAATTTCCTTGAGCATAATATTGAAGACCAGCAAACGTAGTTTGACTATTTTGCGGAGTGGGATATAATAAGTCAGCGGCAATACTATCAACAATAATTCCTGTATCTCTAGCACACTTAATTTGGTTATAAGGCAAATAATTTATAGGTTGTGGTTGTACTAAATTATAATTGATGTAGTTTAAAGTGTTTTCTTGAATAAACTGACGATTAGCCTGCATTAAAATTTCAGCACTGACATAGGCTGCATCCGGACCTGGACTGGTATAACTAACAGGGGCCGCGTCGGGTCCTAAATTAATAATATCTGTAATAATATTGAAAGAATTTTCTATACTTGAACTTGCTACACCACCATCTACTAATACTGTATTGATAACTTGAGATGCAGTCGGAATTCCTGCTACGGGTGGTAGTACAGGGCAAGGTTGATTAAGGATAACTGATTGTATTAAATTATTCAAATAATTAATGGCTGCGGTACATTGTGGAATACTTGTAGCAATATAACTAACTGGCCCATTCCAATATGCCAAACCAGATTCTATACTTTTCTGATTACCACCAAACGCCGCATCGTATGCAACATTTTCTATAAGAATACCTGTGTCTCTATAACTAATCTCTTTATTATCATAAGGGAATGTTCCGCCGAATACCGCGGCCATGAAAGCATTTACTTCTGCTTGAATAAAAGCTCTATTGAGATTTAATAATGTCCATGCATTTTCAACATTGGTATCGTTGACCAGTGTTAGATTTTGTGGAGTCTTTGGACCTGCAACATTAGGGCCGCCGGTAATTATCGAAGTTATCACTTCAATATTTTTTTGCAAGGCATTAATTTCAGCAGAAGTAGCAGGCGTATCTGTTGTAACTTGAGGTTCAACTAGTTGATATGGACTGGTAATTATTGTATTAGTGACAATTTTAGGTATGATACTATTGATGAAAGAATAAGCCGCAGTGGTTGCAATTTTTTCATTACTGCCTACTAACACTGTAGATCCAGAATCATAGGCATAATAATAAACACCAGATTTGATACTTTGTAAATTTCCGCCAGTAGACAAATCGTTGCAGATAGAATCAATTATATAACCGACATCTCTATAGCATGTGGTTGTATTATATGCTGTAAATCCTAAAGTATTTGAAACATAATCAACAATGGTTTGTTGTAAGTTTGCACGATTAGCCTGTAACGATGCAATATCGGCCAATGTATCAGCATTTGTTGTTGGTAATCCACCAACTGTAATAGTATCAGTAATTCCAGCTGGACCATTATTAAGAATATTTAAAATAGTGTTGAATAATGTTGTGACTGTTGCTGTGCTATGAGTTGCATAATGTATTACAAAATTTTCTAGTTGACTAATTGCGGAAATAGTAGCAGTACTTTCAGATGAAACATTTCCTGTAAATCCTAAATCTTGGCTCCAGTATTGTAGTCCTGCAAATGTACTATCGCTTGAACTACCATACAACATATCTTGGCCAATAACATCTACAATTAATCCTACATCTCTTGTACAGTTTGCAGGATTAGGAATTGTAAAAGGAGTTCCACTGTTAAAAGTTTGTTCTATGAAAGAAACAACCTGTGATTGCAAGAAAGGTTTATTAGCCAACATCAAAGAACGTGCGTTGAAGAATCCTTGATTTTGTTGACCAGAAGCAATATTTAAACCAAATTCTATAGATTTAGCTCCAGTATAAACCCATAGTGCCCCAGTGTCTGTTGCGGTATATGTATCAAGTATTGTCGGTGTCGGACTTGTTGGTAAATCAGCAGGACTAGCAACTGTTCCTATAAAGTTTAATGTACTTTGTAAACTTCCAGAATATTCAGTATTACCAGAATCAGCAGGACCTGCATTAATAAATCCATTGACTGGAATATTTTCAAAATTTACCACAATAGTAGAAGTACCAGCAATCCAGGTCCCTGTTCCTACTACTACAGGCACCTGTACTGTTTCATCAGGAACAAACATAGTTCCATCATTTAACCAAGGTCCACTTAGATTGGTACAGTTTTGAATATAGGGTGAATGAAATAAATCAATTCTATCATTACCTGTTAATGGGGGAAATGCAGTAGCATATGCTCCTCGATTATATCCAGGTGCATAATTCCCGGGCAACAATCCACTACGACCATTTAAGAATTGCATGAACGCTAGATAGCATCCAGAATTCATATGAAACAAATCTTGCGTTTTATTAATAGGCTCAATGCCTGTGGTACGCAAATCACTACCCATAATACTTGTATAAGGTTTAAGTTGAATAGGATTGTTTTCTAAATAATGACCAGCACTGACACGAATTTGAGTACCAGGTTGATAGTAAGGAGATTTAACAGCACCACTGATTGTTCGGCAGGCTCGACTTGCATCTTGAGCACGACCATCATTGGTGTCATCTCCGTCCATGGTGACATACAATACATTAGTAACAACTGGAGCAGTACCTACTGGATTTTGTCCGCGAACTCGAATATCGCCAAAAATATCAACTATACCTCCATTACCGGTATCAGGATTTGAAATCCCATTATTAGGAGACATTGTTATATTAGAATTTGTATTACCTAAAAATTTAGTATATACATTTTGTAGGTAACCAGATGCCCATGTACGATCTTCACGACCAATTGAATTTATATCATCGACGCTGGGGAAAATATTTCCACCAATATTAATATCTTGACCAATTCCTACTCCGCCATCTACAACCAATGCACCAGAAGTTGTACTGATAGAAGTAATTGCAGAGTCAACATGAATTTGTTCAGTGGTTAATAATCCAGTTGCAGGATTATATTGTAATCCGCCGTCTCCTGGTATATTATCTCGATTGGTATTATCTGCATAGAGTATAGCTCCTTGAGTAACTAACCCTTCTGCGGTGACAAACAAAGGATAGAATGTGGAATTAGTATTTGTAGTTTGAACTGCAATATTACTACTTGTAGTTGCATTATTAGCTTTGGCAATTCTTCCATAAATAAATCCGCCAACTGCTAGATCTTGTTCAATACCAACACCGCCTGGAAAATAAGATCCGGCTAACTTTCTTTCATCTTTTGTACTGTAGTCACTTTGATCTATAAAAAAAGTACCAGCTACAGTAGTTAATGAGTTGTTAATATATGGTGAACCGGAAGGATTTGAGATACTGCCAACATTAATTGCACCATTTGTTACGACTAGTCCGCCTGAACTTGTACCAGTTGAACCAATTATAACTGATATCGGTGCAGTAATATTAGTAGTACCAGTATTTTGAGTAATTACATTATTACTGGGAGCGGTAATAGGGCCGCTAATTGGCCCTATCGATGTTGTTCCTGATACTCTTGTTACCATTTGATCTTATTCCTTTAGAGTATTTATTGTTTTAGCTAATTTGTAATTCAACACAGTCTACTCCAGGCGCTGTTTTATGGGGCCAATATGGATGGCTTTGAAATCTTAATGTAACTCCAAACGATGGGTCTTGTAGTATCGGTAAATTTATACCATCTATCGATCCATTATAAAAAGTAACAGGTTCTAAACTACTGGTCTGTGTAGCCATACTAAATGCAGAACTAGCTAGATTATCTCCTAAGGAATTACCTTGATAAGTTAATTGAATAGTCTCATCTGCAATTCTACCGCCCCTATTCATAGACAACTTGACGGTAATACCAGATATAACTTCTGGTAAGTTAGAAAAATTGTAACCTGTACACTGCAAATACCAAGTCTTCATTGTTATATCATTGCGAGGTTGGCGAGCAATGTGCATCAATGGTCGAGAAGTAGAAATAAATCTTCCATTAGGATTTCTTAATTCAGAAAATCCATTTTGGTCAAACCAAGATATATGTTCAGCTTCGGCCCCAGGTTCGGCATATTGTGTAAAGATAGTTGGACTTGTCCATGGAGTGGTCATACTGTATTTACCATAAACAAAAAAGGGCCCCTAAAGGCCCTTTGAGTGAGTTTAATTAATCTATTAAACTGTGTGAGTAATAGTAACTACTGTACCAGTTGCACCATTAAGTGTCCAACCTGTGGCCACATTGTTAGCAACTAAGAAGCCAGCACCAGCAGATGTTTTTCTTACAAGGTGTGCTTTGTGAGCTGTTAGTTTGTTAACATAGTATGTGCTACCATTAAAGTCTGTGGCAATGATATTCATTGTACCAGCTGTCAATGTGCTGGTAGTAATCAATCGACATTGACCAATACCATCGGAGTTTTGAACCAAATAACGGCGGCTTGCTTCTTGCTTGATAATATCGCCATTGCTACGAG